GGGCGAGTCTTAAACTCTTCTATGCTTTTAAGATTTAGTGACCCCGATGCGACATTACGAGCATTTGCTACGGAGGAAGGACAAACTACTTCCCCAGTAATTTGAATAGTTTCTAAACTCAATATTTCTGTAGGTACTAGATGAGACATTTTTTCAGTAATGTCTTGACCTTTAATCCCGTCACCACGAGTTAGGGCAAGTTCTAGCTTTCCATTTACATATAGAAGCGATACTGCTGCACCGTCTAGTTTAGGAGTAGATACGTAATCTTCTAAGTTGCTACAAACGCCGTCAAGGCTGAAGAACTTCTGTAGAGAATACATTTTATAGAGGTGAGGAATCCCACCCGAAGTAGAGTGTCCGACTTTATTATATGAATACTTTTCTGCTAGTCTATCAAATTCTTCATCTGATAGTATAGGGTTGCCTTCGTAATACGCAGCACTAGCTCTATCTAATAAATCTTTCAACTGTTGCTCCTTTTATCAATATGTATATTATACTAAATAATAGGATAACTGTCAAGAATTATTTGTAGATATCTTGAATTAATTCCTTAAAGTTTTCTTCTATAATTTCTTTACTTTCTGCGAGGGATAGTATCTCTGTTAGTCCTATAAATAGTTCTTTTGAGTTAGAAAAGTCTATAGGCATAGAAATACCTTCAGGAGTGGGTCGCCACTCCTCAAAGAAATCAAGATAATACTTTCTAAGGCTAAGATACTCTACTCCACGAAAGTTAGATACTGTTAGACGAATTTGAATTTCTTTATCTTCGTCATAGTGTATTACTCTTTCGTATAGCTCAGGTGCTTGATATAAGTCCATTACTGCTTTCCGTTTTTTAGTACAGAAGCAAGAGGAACCACACTGGTAACAGTAGAGGGCTTTAGAAGTCTATACGAATCAGTGTCCCAGCAGAACAGAAGCAAAGTAGTTTTATCTTCTTTGGCTCTGCTGTTTTTACTCTGAATATATGGAGTAGAAAAGTCTAACGTACAAACATTGTACTTTAGTTTATTAGAGTTTTCACTTCTATAAGTTATTACTGCGTCTCCATAGTCTCGTACTAGGTTAGACAGGTCTTCTTTTTTCACGCTTTCTCCTTCGATTGCAGGTTAGCAAACATCTTTGCGATACTGACCTCTTTGGTGAAAGTCATGGATGCAAGAAAACACCAGAGAGCGGGGGACTCTCTGGTGTTCACCAAGCTATGTCACTTGGATTTAGGCATTAATAGCGGCAATTACACCAGCAAAATACTGGGCAGCTTTGCCTGTCAATTTCTCAACAATTTCATTGTCTACATCTTGACCCGCATCAGTGAGTGCGGCTATTAAAGACTCCTGGGCTCCTGCCTTTGATACGCGAGTACCGCCAGTACTTGCTCCAGAAGATTTACTTGAAGCTGCGGGAGTCTTCTTAACATACACACCTGCTTTTGTCAAAATCATACGAACGCCATTGGGTGACTCTTCGTATTCATCTGCTAAGTCTTTCACGATTTCCATCGAGTTTTCGGGTGTAGGATTTGCTTCCTCATACGCTTCAATTACTGCTGCTTTCTTATCGTCGTCCCATGCCACGATTTTTGTACTCCTGTTTCTAATTTTGAATAGATATTATATAAAATTTTTGAGCAACTTGTCAAGAATTATTTTTTACAAGCTCTTGAGGTTTACTCCATACTCTTCCAAGTGAGACAATTTTCCTAGATCATAAGCAGTAGAGCTTGCGAAGAACCCGCCACCGCTTGCACTTCCAAAAATTGAATCTTCACTGTCTGAAGGCTGAGCAATATGAATATTATAGCACTTACAAGCATAACGCTCTTCATAGTCTGTATTTGCTAAACCTTTCTTACTAGCCACATAATTCGTGTCTAATTCTCTAACAATGGTAGCAGCAGTGTGATACCGAGCTGACCATACAATTTCTCCAACCTCAAAAGAGTCGGATACACACTCATCGGGCAGGTAGTCTACTTCAGACTGCTCATCCTTAGAGGATAACCGTTGAGGCACTCCTACACGCTCGATGATATTCTTTACAAATGACGGAGAGCGATACAAACTTTTTGCAATATCTGCAATGGTAACGCCTTGAAGATAAGCCATTACAGCTTCTCCAATCTCTGCATTTGTCGCAGGCTTGCCGCGATTCATCGACTTGCGCTTGCTAATATAGGCTTGAGTATCTAGCCAATCTTCTAAGATTCTATCTAATCTCGTAGTGTTATACGAGATGTTGAGCATATCACAGGCGACTTTTTTCGTAATCGCCGACTCTGAAGAACCCTCTGGTGGGTACAGCATCGAATATACTCGCTTGATGTTTGACGGGCTTAGATTCTCGTAGTCCTTCTTCTTTACTCCGCGCCTCAAGTTTTGCCTCCAATTTGAATAATAAACAACATATTGCGTGTGCTTCGTGATAGCACTCTGTTTCTGGGTCTAGCTCTTCTCCTTCCATAATTGCAAATATATGTCGAAGAGAAGCTCCAGTGTATCGATTTTGTAAGTTATCTAGCTTCTTCCAATTATCTTCATCATACTTCTGAGCACCAAAAGTTAATACTTTTGCTACTTCTTGAATTGCTTTAGGAGGAAGTAGATACATACGTGGCTTTTCGCCATCAAACTTTTTGCCTTCACTCATCTTCAATCACCATCCAAGTTACCAGAATACTACTACATAGCAGAATTGCAAATGTATTTAGTAGAATTTCCATTACTTCTCCAAATAAAAATATATTATACTGAATTTATAACACTTCGTCAAGAAGTAAATTCAGATACCATAGGAAAGATTTCCTTTAATTCTTCTGCACAGGCTAGTGCAATTTCTCGATGTTCTTTCTGTGTTTCGACCCCGCTACGGATTTCTATGTAATGTAGCCAACTTCTTAAAGTCCCGTTCATATACATACGCGTAGGCGTGCAACCCTCTGGAAGTACTGCACGAGCTTGTTCTTTTGCTATGCCTGATTTGATTGCATACTCATATGCCATCTGAGCAGCACTAATTACATTACGCTGAGAGTTCTCCCAAAACGCTGCAATGTGTAAATTATCACACTCAATGCTGTTCTGACGATTAGTTTCATCTTGCATACGAGCTTCTCGTAGTACAAAAGTTCCTAGCTGATCAGGCTCTGCATAACGCTGACTGAACTCTTGAAAAGAAAAACTACGGTGACGAAGTATTTGCTTCGATATATCACGAGTAGTTTCAATTTCCATACACACTGATACCATTTCAAATGGAGACCAGTGCTTGTGCTTCATAAGATATCGTACTAGCTTCTCTGATGTAGCAGTATTATTCTGATTGCTAGGATTAGAAACTCTTGCAATATATGCAATATCTTCTAAAAGATTGCTATTTCCTAGCCCTTTTGAATAGCTGATTAGTTTAACTTTCACTTTGCTGTAATCCTTTTATCATACATTGCATAATTGTCATCCCACCACTCAGGTCTATCTCTATGTGACCATACTGCAAAAGTAGCTTTGTCAAGATGATAGTAGTCACGATAAGACTGTATAGGATTATCATAATCTTTTAAATCATCTGGCATTGCTAAGCCAAAGGTAGTGAAACCTTTTCTAGGCATATTTTTAGGGGCAGGTAGTTTGTTTACTACTTCTACTATTGACTTGTGCTGCTTACCATAACGATAATAATACTCATCGTTGAGAGCGTTGCCATAGCAGTGTGTCCATTCAAAATTATCTAAAGAAGAACGAACCCATATCGTACAAGGATGGTTGTACATCATTGGCAGATATGGGGTCAAAGGTCTTTCTTCTAGAGGTAAGTGTTTGATTTCTTTCTTTAACTCATTGAGATGATCTCGCTCTTCTTTGTTCAAAGCGCGAGGAACAAAACCTAGATGTTCATCTACCCAGATAGCTGTACACATTAACTGTGCTACTTCCAAAGGCATCTTTACAATATGCTTGTCTACATGATACTCAGCACACTTGTCTAGGTCTTTGTCTAAATAAAATAAGTTCATGACGTTATCTCCATTTCAGCATATATTATACTAAAATGGAGATGTTTTGTCAAGTAACATTTTCCAGCTTACTCATCAGACGTTCTGCGCGATTTGGTACTTGGTCATACCACTTACTATCTCTGCCTTCCTTGGCTGCCTCTTTCCAATCTTCTCGCATCAGTGCTGCTTTCATTTTCTTGAACTTTCTGAGACGAGTTCGTCCCATATTAAACATCATATTAACTAACACTTCTTGAACATCTGTAGGCCAACTAGAGAATCTATCTCCGTATATAGCTTCACAATCTCCAACTGCGATACATAAATCTTGTTCAAAGACTGCTCTAACTCTTTTTTCCGATACTTCGGTTCCGATTGGCTCCCAGTATTCTTTGTCTTCCCTGACAATTCTATGTCCAATACCAAATGTTGGATAGCCTAGATGATCAATATAGATGTTATACTTTACTCCTTCATCAAGTTCAAGTTGTTTCTGTATTGCGTCAATATTCATTTTTTACCCATAAATCCTACTGCTGCTCTTACACCAAAAGATGCTGCAACAATTACGCTAAGTGTGTACTGATACCATGCAGGCATTTCCTCAAGAGCTTGAAAGCCTGCGTGAACATAGTCTACAGTTTGTGGAAAGAAACACAATATCATTGGAATACTAAAAAGTAATGTTAGCCACTCATCTTTCCAAGAACTTCCAGAATTTCTTGCCATGATAGCTTCCCAGTCTGCCTTACTTTGGGAAGCTGTTATCATTACTTGAGCTTCGGCTTCTGCCTTAGCTTTCATTTTACTATTTTTACCCTCTAGCCAGGTTTGTCCCAACCCCGCTATGGATCCTATTATTCCTCCCCACATACTACTATCTCTGGTCTTCCGACGCTTGCTTTTATTCGACTACTAATTCCTGCAGCCAAAGCACAAATAAGTATTGCTATAACTAAATGTTTAGGATCTAGTTCTATCATTACGTTTCTCTTTGAAGAACGGGTCTTCGCTTTTTCGTATATATTCTACGAAAGTAATTCCCATAACTCCCCACACATAAAGTGCGGAGAGTATGGAAAGAAGAATTGCTGAATCAACTATAAGTTCTTCCAAGTGAATGCTCCAAAAAACATCTCGTCTTCAGACATCTGACCCCAAGGAACTTCTCGGGCAGGGTCTGGATTTTTAGGATTGTCTGCTGAGTTATCAAATGCTCCCTCTACAAACAGTCGAGTTCCTGCAGGAATAAACTTAGGCTCTTTCCAAGTATAAGAAAGCTGCCAAGCATAGTCATAACGAGGAATATCAATCAATTCTTCCGTTGTTCCATCAGCATAGATTGCTTTAGCTCGCATACTCTTACCGCGGAAATGCATATGTGGTAAGAATGTATGTAGCATAACATCGTTTTTCAACGTAATCTCTGCTGTCTGTACAAAGTTAGGATCAAACGGAGGAATTGGTGTCCAGTTGTTGGGGAAGATACAAGCACAGTCACCTGCCATTCTTTCCTCTGGAACTACACCTTCATCATGAAAGTATAAACCAATTCGTGCTCGATCTGTTCTTGCAGTACCATCAGGCGTATAGTGCAACTGTAGATTCACAATCGAACCTGCCTTTAGTAGTCCACCAGTATTCTCGTCATAGTAATCAGGATCACCACCAGGAACATATGCGCTGATGGTTGCGTTATCCATATTCTGCTGACCTTCACCCTGAGCGCCTAGTAAACTTCCCCTGCCCTCGCCCGGTACCTGTACAGTGTTGAGCATATGGTGCATTACAGTAGGCTCGCTAGGTAGAAATTGTGAACCCCGTAGCCACTTGTCTTCTGTGAGACCAAGATCAACACTTGTATAACGATAAGGAATCGCATTAGGACCCATTGTACCAAATGCAGGAATCTCCTGAGGTGGTACTTCGATAATCATATCAGGCTCACCATGCACCCATTCTGAAGTAGAATAAGTTGTCTCTGTGAGAGGGTCAACATCTCCTTCAACAGGTGCACCCGCATCAATCCACGTTACAATTGTTTCAATTTCACGATTGCTGAGTGTTCTATGATTGATAATTGTACCTGCATACTTACGATCAATCTGACCAGGAGGCATACGTTTTGACACGATAGCCTCTTTGATTGCAGGTGCAAATCCTTGTAGCATTTGATAGTTAGTCATAGCCCAAGGAGCAATACCGCCTTCTCTATGGCAAGATTGACACTGTTCTACAAAAATAGGAGCAACGTCTCTTGCATAGTCAACTTCGTCTGCTTTTGCCCTCGCTCCTGTGAGTAGCACAAGTATACTGAATGTAGTTACTGCTGCGTTTAATCTAGTCATCTAAAATCTCCTGTGATTGTTTTATCCAAGCCTGTAAAGTTTTATTTTTAGCGTATTCACCCACCTTTGCAGCTTCTCCAAAGGTATCTATAACCCACTGAGCGCAGTCTTTGCTGCGCCCGTGGTAGTTTAGTACACTATTAATCTCCGGCACTTGCTCTCTCCGACTTTAATTTAGCAAACCCTTCGTCATCTAAATGAGTGATTGCAAGCCAAGCATGAGTCATTTCATCGCCTGTGCGTGAACCACCCATTACAAACATATCTGGATCTGGATTGTTTGGATTTGCACTTGTATTGTCATACCACTGCTTGAGAATGATGACTGCGCCTGCTGGAATTAGAGGTGCAACTTCTGGAGAATACAGATGGCTGTGGTGCCACGTAGCACTCCACTTCGAAATCTGACTTACCTGTTCGGTGCGACCTGTTTCTGGGTAAAAGATTTCAAGGCTCGCTGCATTCATACGTAAATGACCGTGAGGCTGAAAGCTATCTAATCGCACAGGATGATCGAAACTGTGAAAGCCCTGCGTCATTGCATACCCATTGGGTGGGACTACTAAGTCGTCCTGGTCCCCAAGGCGATACAAACTCAAATCTTGTTTGTATTTCAATTGTTTGCTTTCCTCTTCGGTGTATAACCAGAGACCAATTTCCACTACATTGTCTTTGATTACAGAGCCTGGAGCCATTGCGCCAAGACCACCTGGGAACATGTGAATATCCCAAGACACTTCTGCGTTTGCTGGGATTGTACGACAAACTCCTTCTGGTACAATCTCTCCCCACTTTCCCATAGCGTACTCAGTGAGCATGCCTTCACGCCCTTCCGCTGTGATGATAGATGAGTTAGCGTGATGTACTACTGACTTAGCTGCGCCTCGTGGCTTTACTTGTACTGCTTTGATACATCTGTCTTCGCTAAGGCCTGTTGGTACTAAGTGCTTATGCCAAAGATCATTTCCATTTGCAGGAATATCTATAGCGACTGAAGGAATGATTGCATCTGGTGCACCGAAGTCTGCTTCAAAGTTCCATGCTTCTGGATCTCTTAACTGAGGTGCTTGTACAATTGTATCTGGATCACCATATAATGAACCGCCATTTACCCAGTCAACGATTGTGTTAATGTCTTCTTGTGCTAAACGCCAATCACCTTGTAGGTCTTGAATACCAATACCGTGATCGTATGCATAGGGAGGCATTTCTCGTGAAGCTACCTTTAATGAAATAAGAGGAGCCCATGGACGAATTTGTTCATAGGTCTCGAAACTCATTGGTCCGATACCG